AGATCGTTCAAGTGGCTCGCGGATTTCTACGGTGCATCCCTTGGGATCGAAGTCGTACTGCTTTTGAAAAGACTTGCGGGACTCGGTGTATTGTTCGGACATGGCTTGCCAAACGTATTCTTTGCACAAATCGTGATTTAGGACGCCATTTACAGGCTGGGCACAGTGAGCACACAACATTACTATTTCTGACCCAGAAGTCTTTAACACTTTTGGGCCCGAAGGCCGGGCCGAAGCCCTCTTTTTTGTGTTTTTTTTGTCCCAAGTACTTCGTACTTGATCCGTTTAGTTGGAGAAGGCCAGGCCACCCATGCCAGACTGGATGCGCAGGATGTTGTAATTCACTGCGAACATCTTCTGCAGGGTGTAGCCAGCTGCAATGGCGGCGCCGCCAGTGCTCTTCAGATTCACTGACACCTGAGCGTTGTCAATGCGGGAGAAGTTGCAGGTGCCGGTTGGCTGGTGCTCCTCTGGCTGCAGGGCGAAGGAATACACGTAGATGCCTGCGTAGGGGGTGCCGGTGTGGTACAGGAAGGGCTGGTACTGGTTGAAGTACTTGCCCAGCTGCTCCTTGAAGCGGTCCTGGCCGTTGAGCACCAGCTTGAACTGGTGCAGGGGGCCCACCTCGTAGCCGGTGGCGCCTGGCTGGCGGTCACCCTCCTCAATCATGTACGTGTTGGACACGGACACGTTGGACAGAAGGTGGGGGCAGCCGATCTCGTGGGGCAGAAGGGCGTTGGCGCCGTTCAGCACGCCCAGAGGTGCGACGGACACCTGAACGTTGGCCGTGCTGGTGGAGAAGTTCCACAGGGCGTTCAGGTTGGTCGTTGCCGAGGTGGCTGGGTTCTGGTAGCACCAGATCAGCTCCTTCACTGGGTGGTTGAAGGACAGGCGGGTCAGGGCGGCGGACGTCTCGGTGGAGTTGGAGATGGTGTCACCGCCGGTGTGCTGCACCTGCTCGATCAGGTACTCGTGGCCCTTCTGGGCGAAGCGGCGACGCTCCTCAGTGTCCAGATACACGTAGTTGGCCCACACCTCAACGGCGTTGGTGCCGAAGTAGCTCTGGTAGTAGTTGGTCAGGTCGAAGTCCAGGCGGACCTCGTGGTACTGCAGAGCAATCAGGGGCAGGAACAGGCCTGGGTTGCGGTTGAAGAAGAACAGCAGAGGCAGATACACGCGTGCCGTGGAGTTGGTCACTGCCAGGGCAGAGGCGGAGGCCATCTTGCCGTAGGCAATCTTGTCGGACTCGCCCAGGAAGGTCTCGGCGTACAGACGGAACCAGGTCTGGTAGTGCTTGTCGATGCGCTGGCCACCGATGGTCAGCTCAACTGCGGCGATCGCGCGCTCGGCGATCCAGCAAGTGTCGGTCGTGTTGTTGTTGGACGTCAGGTTGGAGAAGGTTGGGGTAATGGGCGTCAGGGCAACGTACATGTTGCCGACCAGGTCGCCGTTGCGGGCGATGGTCACGGACACACGGCCGCTGTTGCCAGCGGAGCCGTTCACCGTCTGCTGAATGTTCTCCATCGCGAAGTTAGTGTGGCGCTTGTACACCGCCTGGAAAAAGGTCACCTTGGGCTGACCGGTAAGATAAACGTCCTGCGCGCCGTATGCGACAAGCTGCATGAGACCACCCGCCATTTTGATATACCCCAAGAAAATAATTTGACTTAAAAAAGTCCGCACCTGATGAGATAATGCCAGCCCTAATCGAGCACAAAGTCGATAATGGTACTGAATTAAAGAGGTGTTCTACATGCACAGAATGGAAACCTCTTGACAATTACACTTCGAGGAAAACTCGTGCTGACGGTCTGTGTGATAAGTGCAAGTCATGCTGGTCTGAATACAGAAATTTAAGGTCACAAAAAGACAAGGACTATCGCAAATCCAATCGAATCAAGGTAAATATTTGGAAACGAAATGCCTATCACCGATCAAAAGAGAATCAGTCTGATGTCTTTATTCAAAAGCGCATCAAGGAGAATATAGCCCGACGACTCAGGCTCCTCCTGGAGGGACAGAAGAGCCAGCCGACTGTTGATCTCCTGAGGTGTTCAGCCGAGGAGTTGAAGACTCGCCTTGAGACCACCTGGGAAGATGGTATGACCTGGGAAAACTATGGAATACACGGATGGCACATAGATCATATCATTCCATGCGCGGCGTTCGATCAGGACGACGAAACTGAACGGCATGCATGCTGGAACTATCGTAATCTGCGAGCCATGTGGGGGGAGGAGAACCTGAAGAAGAGTGACACATATAGTCAAGAGGCGAAGGACGCTTACCTACGTAGTATTGCAAGAAAATAATTTGACCGCGCTCATAAAGGCCATTCATTTTCTGGTTCAAAATTATATGTCTGCCCGCCACACCCCCACCCCCGAGCCCGATATTCCCGAGGACGAGGAGCTTGACCTGGACGAGGACGAAGAGATGGACGAGGGTGCCGATATGATGGATCTCCTGGGTTCCTTCCTCTCCACCGAGGAGGGCGAGACCATCGCAACGGCCCTTGTCAGCATGAAGGATGCCACCGAGAAAATCGCCGATGCCCTCGCCATGCAGAACAAAATTCTTGTGAAAATTCTTTCAGCCATGACCAAGGAGGTCCAGGCTTAAAAAAATGAAACCCTAATATTACAATGACAACTCCACTTACAATCGAGAAAGATGTGTCGCCTGAGCATCTCGAGGAGATTCGAAACCGGTACAACAGTTTGGCTGTATGCCAGTGGAGTCGTCAAGAACTTGAATACGAGCTCGATTACCGCGAGAACGAAATCAAGCTGAAAGCTGCAGGCAATCTTACGGTACCTGAGATCGCCTGGCGCTATATCCTCCTCCCACCCAACCAGGAGAAGAACGCCGAAGGGTACCCTATTAATTTTGATTTGAAAAAGCTGGATGGCCAGATTAAACAGCGCAAGGAAAACTTCATGTATCTGTGCCGGGCCATGCGAGCTCAGGCCATCCACCTGAAGATTGAACGTGCGCCGACCAAGGATATTGCTGAAAATGAAACCATTATTATTCGTCGTGTCAATCGTCTTTCTCGCTACTGGAAGAACATGTTCTCCATGTGGCGGGCCTGGTCCGACAACTATGCCATTGTGAATTTCCCGACCCAGGCTGAATTTGTTGAGCCCTGTCCTGAGGAGGATGAGGACAAGTCGTCGTACCAGACTCTCCTGCTGTACCTTCTGGGCCGGGCCTATGACGAGAAGTACAACCGGTACCGCGATCAGTGCTGCGAGCAGATCCTGTCACCGACCGGCCACGCCACTCGCGCCTGGAAGCCCATCAAGGAGATCAAGGACTTTGTCTATGACGAGACTCAGAAGGAAACCAACTATGAGATGTGGAAGAATCTCACCTCCAAGGGCAACACCGTGTCTGACGTCATCAAGCACCTCACCGCCTGCAAGGACTACCAGTTCCCCGAGATTAAGAAGAACCGTCACTCTTGGTCTTTCACCAACGGCCTGCTGATCGGTAAGAACTGGGACGAGGAGAAGCAGTGCAATACCATCAAGTTTTACCCCTACGAAAGCAAGGAGTTTGGCCAGCTCGACCCCACCATCGTCAGCTCCAAGTTTTTCGAGCAGGATTTCAACCCGTACGACGATACTCCAGACTGGTACAACATCCCCACGCCCCACATGCAGCGCGTCCTGGACTATCAGAAGTTTGGTGACGAGGTCTGCAAGTGGATCTACGTGATGTGCGGCCGTCTGTGCTTTGATGTGAATGACCTGGATGGCTGGCAGGTCATCCCCTTCCTCAAGGGTATCGCCCGGTCTGGTAAATCAACAATTATCACCAAGATTTGCAAGAAGTTTTACGAGACGAGTGACGTCAAGACTCTGTCGAACAATATTGAGAAGAAGTTTGGTCTGGACTCAATTCATGACGGTTTCATGTTTATTAGTCCTGAGGTCAAGGGTGATTTGCAGCTCGAGCAGGCTGAGTTCCAGTCTCTGGTTTCAGGCGAGGACCTGAGTATCGCTCGCAAGTTCAAGAATGCAGTGAGCATGCAGTGGAAGACGCCCGGAATCCTGGCTGGTAATGAGGTTCCCAACTGGAAGGACAACTCTGGGTCTGTGTTGCGCCGCCTCGTGACGGTGAATTTCGCCAAGCAGGTGGCGGACGCCGACCCGCACCTGGACCAGAAGCTCGACAAGGAGATCCCAGCCATTCTTTGCAAGTGCGTCAGGGCTTACCTGGATTACGCGAACAAGTACTCTGACAAGGACATCTGGAACGTTCTGCCACCCTACTTCAAGTCGGTCCAGAGCCAGGTGGCGATGGTCACCAACGCTCTCCAGAACTTCCTGGCTTGCGAGAAGCTCGAGTACGGCCAGGATCTGTTCTGCCCACAGAAGCTGTTTGTGGCTGCGTTCAACCAGCACTGCCAAGAGAACAACCTCGGAAAGTTCAAGTTCAACCCAGACTTTTACGCCGGACCTTTCAGTTCAAAGGAGCTCGATGTTCGCACAGAGACGAAGATGTACAAGGAGCGCTCGTATTCGGCGCAACCCTTCATCTTCGGTGTTGATATCAAGATTGATACAAATAATATTGTTGATGCATATTAATGAGCGTGCGCGATGCGCAAGCTGCACTAATTCAGGCTGCTTTCAGGCGGCGAAAGGGACGTGAAATATATTCCAATAAAGTTGGATCAGATTACGCCCTTTCGAAACCCAAGGTATTCACGAGCTCCGTCTCGACCCGCGTGACCAACCCCAACCTAGCCGAAATGGCTTTATTAGCACGGGGCGCAAACTACCTAGTGACTGAAATTGAGGGATTTCAGCACATAGGCGCTAAACCCCATTTCCGGGAGACGATCAGCAAACCGGCGGTTGGAGAAATAGACAGTACAGTGCGCTCACTCAAGCTCAACTACATGATGATAAACCCGCAGCAAACAGCAACGGTCTTTATTTACAAGTCTGGGTCTGTCGTCATCAACACGACAGGCACATGGGAGCGTGTTGTTCGGCTGCTCGCCAAGGACTATCTCAAAGGGCAGTTCGGTGAGCTCATGGATAAACTCTCCATAGCCAACACCGCCAGTCGCTTCTACTGCAATCGCAATATTGACACGGAAAAGATTCGCAGCCACATTGAAGGGAGCTTCTTTAAGAATTACCCACAGATTGCCATGGCGCACTTCTATGGAGGCGGTGCTAGAGCCCCCAGCTCAAAATTCAAACTCACTGAAGCTGGGGCTAATATGGAGAACCGCAAGTTCAAGACGGGTGTGGCGGTCTCAACTGAAATCGGCGCCTACAAGGTTTCTCTTAACATATATGGAAACGGCACTATTCTGTGCTCGACCCTAGTCAAACCTGAACTCGGTCCTCGTGCATTCAAGGCTCTCGTGACGGAGATGAATGGGGCGCTGTTCGGTGGTCAGCGTGACCGGCCACAGCTGAAAAAGCCAAAGAAGGAGGAAAAGCGTGCAGCCATGGCCGAGGCGCGCTATTCACCGGCGGGCAGCTGGTCAGCCACGAGAAACAACTACTATGTCCGCCCAGGTCCTAACGGCAAGGCGCGCTTCTACACCATCCCAGCAAACAAGTCGCTCGTTCGCGCCAAGGTGATAAAGGCGTACGCAAATGTCGGCGTGAATATCCCACGCAACGTCATCAACAAGCTTGGAATTACGAATGCACAGATTGAGTCTGTGCGCGGCAAAGCCCCCAAGGCTGCCGGTCCTTCCGGCTGGAACAACCAGAGCCGCAACGGATACTACGTCAGACCCGATAAGCAGGGGCGCCCGGCGTGGTACCAGATACCAGGTGGGAAAGCAGGAGCCAAGAAGACGGTCATAAAGGCCTATTCTTCAGCTGGAATTACCGTTCCAGCCCACCTCAAGAAACTCTTCAAAATTTCAAATGCAAATTTAGGAGCGTCTTCTGTGGGTGATCCAGTGTTCAACCTCGGTAAGGATAAGCACCTCCGCATCAATGGTAAGCAGCTCGAACGCTACACCAAGAATGCACTTGTGGAGATGGCGGGCGAGTTGGAGCTCCCACGCGTCACTGAAAAGATGAAGGTGTCTGAAATCCGCTCTGAATTTGAACGTAAATTAGCACCCAAAGTACAGCCTATTAACGTGACGATGGGGGGCGTCAAGCACACCTTCCTATCCAACGGTACCGTGCGCCGAAACTACGCCAACAAGGCTTCCAGAACTCGCCAGTTTTCCACTCTGAAGGTGCCCGAGCAGAATGCCATAGCCCAGGCTTACCTCACTGCAAATGAGTATTCTAATTTTAAAACTAAATTGGCTAAGAACCGGTACCAGTTCCTTCTGAACACCAAGGCGACGCGTGCAGTGGCCGCCCCCGCCCCCCGCCGGGTGTCGCCTGTAGCCCGCGGTGGGAGCGCCTCAAGCAGCGCCTCTTCAAGTGTAAATAACAATTTTGCTTTGGAATTGGAGCTGTCAATGCGCATGGGTAACCTGGCACCAAGTCCATCCAACCTCGAGAAACTCAAGAAGGCTATGGGCAAGGTGGGCGTAGGCGCACGCGGCAAGCCCATAAAGGCGGAGGTGAATGGCGTGTGGAGAGCCCTCACAAAGGAGTTCAAGAAGAAGGCTGAGAACAAGATCACCATGGCCAAGCTCGAGGCCAAGGCGGTCGTGCCCAACTGGGTCCCAGCAAACCTGCGGAATTCTTTCAAGAAGGTCCTTGTGCAGACGGCACTAGTGGCAAAGACGAAGAAGAACGCCAAGGCGGCGATAACAGGATGGATTAACGCAACGATACCAAAGGCTGGCAGAATTGCACGCAACGTAGAGAATGTCATTACAGGCGAGATAAAGCACATACCGGCGTGGAACCCCCCTCGCAACTTCAAGTTTGAAGTGCCAAAACTTTCGCCCAAGGTTAAGAACGCGGCGCAGAAGAAGCCGCCTGCAGGCACCCCAGTGAAGAAGCGCAAGACAATTCCTATGGAAAATAAGTTTGAAAGTCTCGTGAATAACATGAATCGTCTGGGTGTTACATACAATCCAAACAAGGGCTATTCATGGGAAAATCTGAAGAAGATTGGTGTGAATGCCAAGTACAGATCACTATGGATCAACCACGTCAAGGCCAAGGCGCCCAAGCCAAAGGCCAAGCCTCTCGGTCCAGCAGTGGGCCCCATCAAACGCACTTCATGAGGTCAAAGATTTTATAAATCAAATTGAACCCAGTGTCGCGTGAATCCACTAGGGAAGGGTTAATAATTTCCATCTCAATTTGGTAAGACATATCATCGTCGCAGTCGGGATCGTCGGGGTTTCCCTGGATCTTGGACAGGTCGATGGACAGGTTCTTCCGTACAAAAGACCAACGCTCCTTGGTCTTCTGATCGGCCGCCGTCTCGCCATCATACTCGAAGGGAACTTCAGTGGAGACGCCAAGGCGCACGTCGAAAGGCATGCCCTCGAGGGGGAAGTCATCCACCATGACGCGCTTCTTCACGACAGAATCACGCTCTTCAGTCTCCTCATCAATCTGAAGACGCTTGCCGCCGTCGAAGTAATACACGTCATACTTCTTGTGCGTGGCAGCCTCCCACCCCTTGTACGCCGCAAGTGCCTTCAGAACCTTTTCGAAAGCCTCCTTGCCCACATTCGTGTCGAACTTCTTGGCAGACGGCCGGCCGAAACGGATCTCAAGCTCAGTGTTGGGGGAATTCTTGTACTTGTTAATCACAGGTTCCCACTTGTGGTAAAGTTCGTATTCCATTTTGTTCTTAAAAGTTAAGGTGCCGTTACCTCTAAGAGGATGCGTGGGCTTTTCAACCTTGGCAACACTTGTTATTTTAACACTGCTGTTCAATGTCTTGCGCACGTCCCCGCTCTTTCCCGCCATCTCTTTTTGAATGACTATGAAGGTCCTTGTGAGATAACGCGGGAGTATCAGAAGGTGGCTAAGCAGTTGTTCTTATCTGGCAAGTCTGAACCTGTTGATCCACGGGACTTGCTGACCGTGTTCAAAACCAAATTTTCTGCATTTGCGGACGGGGGCCAGCACGATGCTCAAGAGGTTATAGTCTGCCTCATAGATGTCTTAGAGCAATCACTAGGGAAGGACTTGATCACAGATATATTTAACGGTGAAGAAGTCCAGGAAACCGTGTATCCGGGAGGAGTCTCAAAGAGACCTGAAATTTTTACTACACTAATTTTGGATGTAAATTCAGAAACAGATTTAGTGACCCTTTTGAAAGACCGTGAAAAACACGTTGGAATTTCAGACTATATAGATGATACAGGAAAGAAGCATAACGTGGCTGCTATAGGGCGACGCGTCACCAAGTGGCCCAAGATCCTGTGCTTCACCTTTTCCATGTACTCGCGTAAATTTCCAATTGAAATTCCAAATGAAATTCATGACCGAAAACTATTTGCAGTTGTACTACATTCAGGTATGATGTTTGGTGGTCACTATGCTATAGCAGTGAAGCGGTACGGAAAGTGGTATATAAAAGACGACGACACTGTGAGTGAGCTGAATGAGCCCCCACGCAAAGGCCCTTTTTACATGGCCCTGTATCGCCCATAATTTTGTTTGTAAATATAAAATGAATAGACTTAGACACATGTCAGAAGAAAATCTGCTCGAGGAACTTAATGGACGGCATGGTGCAATTAACCATCTCGGCACCATGGGTGGTTTGCCCGGGTTTGCAAATTTTCATAGAAATCAGATCCGTGCCATAAAGAGTGAGCTCGCTAGACGGTGGCGCAATCAGGCTGTCGCCAAGAATCGTGTTCGGAAGAATCGCAAGGTACAGGCGCGTGTAAGAATGGCTGCTAACACATTTAAAGCATCCCTATATAAACCCGCGACAAAAACTAGCCCAGCGGGACTAAGTGCAGCTGCGGCGTACGGTGCTCATGAGCCAAATGTTTCTTACATAGAAATGCAGCGTAGAATGCGCGAGATGCTTCGGGCGCGGCGCCGCCGCTCCGCTTCTAAGAGCCCTAATGCAAAAACTCGCCGTACTTGATGTCCTCCCTAATATTCACCATCGTCCGCGCGTAGGTGCGCCGGTTGTTGGCGTGTGACTTGTCCGTACGGATCTTTTCCACAAAAAAACCCAAATCTCCGTAGCCACACTCCACGATGGCGCCGTCCGGAATGTCTAATCGCGCGTTGCTCAAGTGCAGCTCCGCCTCCTCGTAGGGCTCACCCCTGTCCTGCGCGAAGAGCCGCTTGCCCTCGTAGAGAGCAAAGTCTATAGTGATGCGCTCACGCGGCTTCCACTTGAACATCGTCTCGTGGGTCCCCATGCGCATAGGCTCATTCACAGGAGTGAAAACCAGGCCGTCAGTCTCGTACTCGAACTGGTCGAGCGGCTTGAGCTCGGAGAGGCGCTCGAGTGGAAGCATCTCCTTCACGCGCAACTCAAACTGGTCCTTCTTTGACTTGATCACCATCTTGACCGCCGCCTGAGCGCGCGCAAGCCGCTGCGTCAAAGGCGCCGCCATCAGGTCCTCACCCTTGACCCTCACTGCATCGTGAATCACGAAAATCTGACGCCCGTCTTTGGCGGTGACGAGCTCGCCGTCAAGCACCGTGTCCTTGGGAAATCCCGCTAGATTTACAATCATGTGCACAGCGAAGCAGCGATTCACAAGGTACGACTCCTTGGAGCCCGGTGGGCAAACAAGCAGATGACGCACGCCGTCCGTCTTCTCACACACGACGTACGACTGACGCTTAAGCCACGAGAAGTGCCGGCGCTCAATGGACACCGGCTGAGGACCTGGAAATCGCGTCACGTCCGCCGATTTCCAGGCGCTCTGAATATAGAGCTCCATTTTTGATTACTAATTTAGTATTTAGATTCTCTAAGTTAATCAACCTCGTGATCGTTGATCAGAGAGTTGGTAAAATTAGTGTATTCATCGCTAATAACGTGCAGCTCCCACATAAGAGCTACTAGGGTAGCCTGCTTATTCACGCAAGTCTCTTTGCTAAGAATTTTGCTAAACTTGACTATGAGGGGGCGGTAGGGATTCATTTGGTTTGTCGTCTGTTTGTTGGGTGACCTGTTATTCAACTGCCAATAGGACCCGAGCACAAAACCTTTTTTTCAGGGGTTCAGCTGAACCCCCGATGCCTCGAGGATATTCCCTAGGCACTCATGCACAAAGTGACAGATGACCGTAGCCGTGCTCAGAACGCCCACCTTGACCCCCTCCTTGCGCAGGCAATCAAACAGTTCTTCATTGTTATTTAGTGGAAGCTTAATAGGCACCTTTCCTCCGCGAATCTTCTTATCGACCGGCTTGGCGTCCATGGACCACACGCGCGCCGAAGTCTTTGCACACTCGTAGAGACCATCAGCCAGCTTCTTACCCACCTCAGTGTCAAAGTTCAGACCGCGCTGGTGAGCAGGCTCTGTCGAACCCTCCTTCGTCTTGGCCACAAACCGAGGCCAGTCGATCCCCTCCTTCACAGCGGGGAAGACGAGGACATTCAGGTTCTTGTCAAAGGGATCAACCGCCTTTGCAATTGAATTTTGATCCAAATTTGTTCCATATTCCATCCAGACAATCCGCTCGCCAGACTTGATCATCTTTGTCAGGGTTGATTTATCATTTACAAAATGGACATCCAGGTGGAATCCGCGCATCATGCACGCCATATGGATATTCATCATAGTGTGCAGAGTGGTGGCGCATATCGACTTGTTACGAGTCTCTGCCACAACATGAACCACAGTCATTGAGTTTTAGGAAACTTAGATCCTTAAGCCATTGCCTTAATTCTATCCTCCAGAACTCCATGGAACCGGATGTTGCCTACGTGGCCTAGCAC